ACGCCCTTGTCGCTCCAGAAAGCACACAGTACCCGGCCATCGTTTACACGCCCATAGCGCAAGAACACATCTTCGGCATCGATGGGCCAAATTTGTCAGGAGGCCTGCAGCGCGTGCGCGTGCAGGTCGACACCTACGCCAGAACCTACCAGGAGGCCTTGCACCTGCAAGACCAGGTCCTGGCGGCGCTTTTGGCCGATAAGAGCACCATCGCCGATGTGCGCATGGGGCTCAGTGAATTTGAAGCGCAAGCCCGGCTGTACCGGGTGAGCGTGGACTACACCTACCACCGCTGAATCCGTTTCAGCCCACAACAGTTTCACCGCACAACAGGAGCACGTGCATGAGCAGCACCGCCATCACCGCACAGGGTATTGCCATTGCCCGCTTTGGCACCACCACCTTTGAAACCATCCCCAACGTGGTCTCGTTTCAGGGGCCCGGAGGCCAGGCCTCGGTCATCGATGTGACCAATCTGGCCTCAACTTCCAAAGAAAAACGCGTGGGTTTGCGCGACGAAGGTCAGCTTTCGCTGAGCCTTCACTACAACCCCGAAGACGCAGTGCACCAGGGCTTGCGCACCGACCGCGCCAACCGCACCCGTCGTCAGTTTCGGATCACCTTCACCGATGTGGCTGCAGCCACTTGGACGTTTTACGGCTATGTCACGCAGTTCAGCGTGCAAGGCGGGGTGGACGCGGTGGTTGAAGCCAGCGTGACCATTGAAATCGACGGCGACATCACAGAAAGCTAAACCCATGAACATCCTGTCCAAAGAAGCTATCCTATCTGCCGACGACCTGCCGCGCGAAATCGTGAGCGTTCCCGAATGGGGCGGTCAGGTGTACGTGCGCACCATGACCGGCACCGACCGCGACGCCTTTGAAGCCAGCCTGATCACGAGGGATTCAAACACCTCGTCTAACGATCAACGCATGCACAACGTGCGCGCGCGCCTGGTCTCGCTCACCTTGTGTAGCGAGTCGGGCGAGCGCATGTTCCAAGATGGTGACATCGACGCCTTAGGCCGCAAAAGCGCCCGGGCGCTCGACCGGGTCTTTGCTGTGGCCCAGCGCCTGAACGGCATCGGCGCCGATGAGGCGCAAGCCGCAAAAAACGCCTGATCGCCAGCCCGGCCCGGCGCTTTGTGTTTCGGCTGGCGCTGGCTTTGGGTCTGCCAGTGCGCGAGTTGCTGGCGCGCATGGGCTCTGACGAGCTCACCGAGTGGATGGCGTTTTATCAGTTGGAGCCCTTTGGGGATTTCCGGGCGGACTTGCGCTCGGCCATCGTCGCGTCCACCTTGGCCAACGCCCACCGCAGCAAAGAGGGCAAGCCCTTCACGCCGGAGGACTTCATGCCCTTTGTGGATAAGAAAAACCGTTCAGATCAACCCAAGGCATCTGAAGCAGATGCAGCAAGCCTGAACATCGCCCGCTTCAAGGCCATGTTCGCGCACCGCATCAAGAGATAAGGCAACCCCCATGGCTGATATCGGCTCCTTGGTCATCAAACTTGCAGCCGACACCGCCGAGTTTCAGGCCGATCTCGGCCGCAGTGCACGTTTGCTGGACAAGCACGCCTCGGACATGAAAGCCTCGCTGCAGCAGGTCGCTGGCGTTGCCCGGACCGCTTTTGCGGTGGTCATTGGCACCACCTCTGTGGCAGCACTGCGTGACTTTGTGACCCAGACCCTGGAGACTTCGGCAGCGATGCAAGGCCTGGCCGAGCAAACCGGGGCGAGCGCCACGGCGCTGTCAGGCTTTGCGCCCGTGGCTACCATCTCGGGCACCGCGATGGACGCCATTGGCGGGAGTCTGGCCAAACTCTCCAAAGGTCTGGCGGGTGTGGACGATGAGACGGCCGGTGCCACCAAGGCGCTGCAGTTTTTAGGCATACGGGCCAAGGATGCCAGTGGTAACTTGCGCGATCCTGCCGAAGTCATAAACGATGTGGCCTTAAAGCTCTCCGAATTTGAAGACGGCGCGGGCAAGACGGCCCTGGCCATGGAGCTCTTTGGCAAGTCGGGCGCGGCCATGCTGCCCTTCCTCAAGGACCTTGCAGAAAACCAGGACCTCAATATTCGGCTCACGGCCCAGCAGATCGAGGAAGCGGACAACGCCTCCAAGGCGCTGGCCCGCATGAAAGCCGAGACGGGCTTTGTCGCACAGACCCTGGTCACGGCCGCGATCCCGGCAATGACAGTGCTCGCGCAGGAGCTCAAGCAGGTGCTCTTTGGCACGCAGGACGCGGTGGGCGGTATCCAGCGCCTGCGCACCGATGGCTCGCTCACCACCTGGGCGCAGAACACGGCGTACGCCATCGCCGTGGTCATCGACGCCCTGCGCGGCATTGGCCAGACCATCAAGTCGGTGATTGGCAGTTTCCAGGCGGTGTGGGCAGACATCGAACTGGCGGGGACATTTCTTGCAGGGGGTGAGGGACTCAATCCATTTTCTGAAGAGAACCGCGCACGCCTCAAAGCGGCGCTTGACAAACGCAATGCGATTGTCGAGCAGGCCAACCAAAACTATGTCGAGCTGTGGGACATGCCACTTTTGACCGATGCGGTCACCAAACGCTTTGATGACATCCGCAAAGGCACCGTTGCGAGCAACTCTGAAACAACTGCACCCGCGCCCCGAAAGCGCCTGAACTACAGCACCGCCACCACGGCCGTCACAGCCACGGCCATGGCAGGCATCGACAGTGAGCTCAAGCGACTGCAAGGCCTGGTGGATGCAGAGTCGGGCATCCTCAAGGACCGCCAACGCATCATCGACCTTTATGAAAACCAGGGCTACCTGAGTTTCAAGGAGGCCAGTGACGCCCGCTTGGCTGCGCAGCAAGATTTCACGCAAAAGCTCTCTGCCTTGTCCTCGGATGAAGAAGCTGTTTTGCGCAATGGTCTCGACACGGTCGCTAAAACCAGCCAGGACAAACTCAAGCTCCAGGACAAGCTCCTGGAAATTGCCCTCAAACGTCAAAAGCTTGAGCGCGATGCCCAGCAGTCGGACCTGGAGCGCCAAATCCGGCTGCCGGGCGAATCGCTCAAAGACCTGCAAGAGCAGGCCTCGCGTGGTCAGGCCCAGTTGCGTGCCAGCGAAGAGCAGATCAAAACCTTACGCGAGACCGGCGCCATCAGCGAGCTGGACTCGCTGCGTCGCTTGGGCGAAGCCCGTCAGGAAAGTGCGAACCAGCTGGCCACACTGGCCGAGCAGGCGCGTGCCCTGGCAGACGCCGCCCCTAGCAATGAAAAACTCGCCGAAGCCCTTCGCAAAATCGAGGAAGCCGCCCGCCAAGCGGCAGATGGCGCTCAGCTGTTGACGCAGCGTGCCAAGGAACTCTCGGATCCCGAAGCCGGATTTGCCAAGGGCATGCGCGCAGTGGCCGAGGAAGCTGAGCAGATTGGCAAGCAGATGGAAGCGGCAACTGTCCGCGCCTTCAACGGCATGACCGATGCGCTGGTGGACTTTGTGATGACGGGCAAGCTCGACTTCAGGTCGCTGGCCAACTCCATCATCTCGGACCTGATCCGCATCCAGATCCAGCGCGCCATCACCTTGCCCCTGGCCAAAGCCATGAGCAGTTTCTTTGGTTTTGCCGATGGCGGGGTCATGACAGCAGAGGGGCCATTACCGCTGCGGGGCTATGCCAGTGGCGGGATCGCCAATTCGCCGCAACTGGCGGTGTTTGGCGAAGGCTCGCGGCCAGAGGCTTATGTGCCGCTGCCCGATGGGCGGACCATTCCCGTGACCATGAGCGGTGGCACTGCTGGGGGCATGGGTGCCGGTCATGTGTTCAACATTTCTGTGAGTGTCAGTGATGCTGGCGCATCAGCGCGAGGCGACAACGCAGGCGGTCGTGACCTGGGCCAAGCGGTGGCCAACGCGGTGCGCCAGGAACTGCTGGCTCAAAAGCGGGCCGGTGGCTTGCTCGACAGCAGGAGGGCTTGGTAAATGGCGGTGTTCACATGGATCCCTTCGCTGGGTGCCAGTCTGGCCATGCGTCCCAATGTACGGCGGGTGGCATTTGGGGATGGGTATGAGCAGCGCCTGGCCTTTGGCATCCACACTCAAGCTGAGGTCTGGACGCTGGAGTTTCGTGGGCGGACCACACAGGATGCCGGAGCGATCGACGATTTCTTGCGCGCTTGCGGGGGTGTGCAGGCTTTTGAGTGGACCACACCGGCAGGCACTGCCGCCAAGTTCACCTGCGAAGAATGGAGCCGCTCGGTGGATGAGCCCAATGTCGAGACGGTGCGGGCGACTTTTAAACAGGTGTTTGATCTGTGATGACCGAACAAGCCAAGACTTCCCCAGCGATCACCTCAGAAATCCAGAAACTTGCCCCCAGCGCCGTGATCGAGCTCTTTGTGCTGGACCTGTCGCTCTTTGACCAGGGGCCGGTGCGCTTTCACGCGGGCACCAACGCCCTCATGCAGCGCGTGGTCTGGCAAGGCCATGCCTATGAAGCGTTCCCGATCCAGGTTGAGGGCTTTGAGTTCAACGGTGGCGGTCAGGTGCCCCGTCCCCGGCTGCGGGTGGCCAATGTCACGGGTTCAATCACGGCGCTCGTGCTGAGCTACCAGGACTTGGTGGGGGCCAGGATCACCCGCAAACGCACCTTGGCCAAGTACCTCGATGCGGTCAATTTTGCGGGCGGCTTGAATCCCACGGCAGACCCCTTGGCCGAGTTCGCCGACGACGTTTACTGCGTTGACCGCAAGTCGCGTGAAACGCGCGAGGTGGTCGAGTTCGAGTTGGCCGCGTCCTTTGACCTCGAAGGCGTCAGCTTGCCACGCCGTCAGATCGTGCAAAACGTCTGCCCCTGGTCCTACCGGGGTGCCGAGTGCGGCTACACGGGCAGTGCGTATTTCAACGCGAATGACGAGGTGGTGAGCAGCAAGGCGCAAGACGCCTGTGGCAAACGCCTGGCCTCTTGCCAGAGGCGCTTTGGTGCCCATGCCGAATTGCCTTTCGGGGGCTTTCCGGCGGCTGGCTTGTTCCGGTAATGAATGCGGTCCATCCATGAATGAAATCACTGCATGAATGAAATCAATCAATCCCTGGCCTTGGCCCATGCCGCCAAAGAGTTTCCTCGTGAAGCCTGCGGGCTGCTGGTCATTCAAAAGGGCCGCGAAGTCTATTGCCCTTGCCGCAACATCGGTGTGGGCACTGACCAGTTTGTGATCCACCCAGAAGACTATGTGGCAGCCGACCGCCAGGGCGAAATCGTTGAGGTGTTCCATTCCCACCCGAACATGCCCCCTGAGCCCAGCCAGGCCGACCGTGTGGCTTGCGAAGCCACAGGGCTGCCCTGGTCCATCGTGTCGTTTCCCGCCGGTCAGTGGGCGCAGATCAAGCCCGTGGGCTATGTCGCGCCCCTGGTGGGCCGTCAATGGGCGCATGGTGTGCTCGACTGCTACGCCCTGGTGCGCGACTGGTACGCGCAGGAGCGCGGCGTTGATCTGCCTAATTTTGAGCGCTTTGACGAGTGGTGGAAGCGCGGTTTGAACCTGTACCTGGATAACTTTGGATCTGCCGGGTTTGAGGATACGGATCTGACGGATCGGACAGATCTGAAGGTGGGGGATGTGCTCTTGATGCAGGTTGCCTCCCCTGTGCCCAACCATGCGGCGGTGTATCTGGGCGATGGGCTGATCCTGCACCACTTGCAAGGCAGGCTATCGAGTCGCGACGTGTACGGCGGCTACTGGCAAAAGGTCACCACCCAGGCGCTGCGGCATCCAGACCTTCACCGACATCTTTAGCCGTTTTCTTTACCGATCCTAAAACTTGCAGCACGAGTATTGCCATGGCCACAATCCTTCTTCTCGGTGAACTGGGCAAGCGCTTTGGGCGTCGCCATCAGATGGCGGTGGCCTCAGCCGCCGAGGCGGTGCGCGCTCTGTGCGCCAACTTCCCGCAGTTTGAGCGGGAACTGGTGTCCTCTGGCGAGCGGGGCGTGGGCTACCGGGTGCTGGCCGGGCGGGACCAACTTGCGCTCGACCGATTGCATGAACCCACCGGCCAGCAGCGCATCACCATCGCGCCTGTGGTCTCGGGCGCGGGTGGCAACGGTCTAGGCCAGATCCTGCTCGGCGCAGCTTTGATTGCTGTGTCCTGGTGGAACCCGATGGGCTGGGCAGCCGCTGGCTCATTCTTGTCTCAAGCCACCCTGTATTCGGTGGGCACTTCCATGATTCTGGGCGGTGTGGCCCAGATGATTGTGCCCACCGCCAAAGCATCAGATCCGTCCGAGCGCCCAGAAAACCGCCCCAGTTATGTGTTCAACGGGGCCGTGAACACCACCGCCCAAGGCCATCCCGTGCCCGTGGGCTACGGCCGGATGATTGTGGGTTCGGCTGTGATCAGTGCGGGCATCGATGTCGATGAAATACCTGTTCTTTAAATACCTGTCGATGAGATCACTGCATGAATCTGATGCCAGCTTCAAATCCTTTGATCATCGGCGCAGGCGGCGGTGGCAAGTCGGGCGGCGGTAGCGCCCGTGTGGCCCAGGAAGCCGCTGACAGCCTGCGCTCCAAAGCCTACGCCCGTGTGGTCGATTTGGTGTGCGAAGGAGAAATCGAAGGCCTGGTCCAGGGCTTGCAGTCGGTCTTTCTGGACGACACGCCGATTCAGAATGCCGATGGCAGCTACAACTTTTCTGGGGTGACGCTTGAAAGCCGCCCTGGCACCCAGCAGCAGGGCTACATCCCGGGCTTTGCCTCGGTAGAAAACGAGGTCTCGGTCGGCGTGGAGTGCAAGTTCGCCCAACCGGTCGTGCGCGCCATCACCGACCCCGACGTGGACGCTGTGCGCCTTAAAGTGAGCATGCCCGCGCTCACCTTGCAGGACACGACCAACGGCGACTTGAACGGCACATCGGTGAGCTATGCGATCGACTTGCAGTCAGCAGGCGCTGGTTTTGTGCAGGTGCTTACCGACACGGTCTCTGGCAAGACCACTTCGCGTTACCAACGCAGCTACTACGTGCCACTGTCCGGCGCAGGCCCTTGGGATGTCCGCCTTCGCAGGCTGACCGAGGACGCGACCCAAAGCAGCCTGCAAAACAAGACCTTCCTGGACTCGTACACCGAGGTCATCGAAAGCAAGCTGCGCTACCCCAACAGCGCCCTGATGGCCTTGCGGGTGGACGCCTCGCAGTTCAACGCCATCCCCCGGCGCAGCTATGAGCTCAAACTCCTGCGCGTGAGGTTGCCGTCCAACTACGACACCGAGTCCCGTTCATACGCAGGTGTCTGGGACGGCACCTTCAAGGTGGCCTGGACCGACAACCCGGCCTGGTGCTTTTACGACCTGGTCACCAACACCCGCTATGGCTTGGGGCATTTCCTCCCTGAGTCTCAGGTTGACAAGTGGGCGCTGTACCGGGTGGCCCGTTACTGTGACGAATTCGTGCCCGATGGCTTGGGTGGGCGCGAGCCCCGCTTCACCTGCAACCTGTACCTGCAAACCCGCGAGCAGGCCTACAAGGTGGTGCAGGACATGGCTTCGGTCTTCCGGGGTATGGCCTATTGGTCCGGTGGGGCCATCACCGTCACGCAAGATGCGCCCCAAGACCCGGTCTACCAGTTCACCGCTGCCAACGTCATCGATGGTGAGTTCGCCTACCAGGGCTCGTCTGCCAAGGCTCGGCACACCGTGGCCCTGGTCAGCTGGGTCGATCCGGAGGATTTTTACAGACAAAAGGTGGAATACGTTGAGGACGTCGCGGGTATCGCACGGTATGGCGTGGTGCAAGCCGATGTGGTGGCCATGGGCTGCACCTCGCGCGGGCAGGCCAACCGGGTGGGCAAGTGGCTGCTGTATTCCGAGCAGTCTGAATCGGAAATCATCACTTTTCGCACAGGCTTGGAAGGTGCGGTGGTGCGCCCGGGCGATGTCATCCAGGTAGCTGACCCAAGTCGGGGCGGCATGCGCCTTGGGGGGCGCGTCGCAGCAGCCACCACCACCAGCGTCACCTTAGACCAGGATTTGCCAGCCGACTTGCCTTGGCGGCTTTCGGTGATCTTGCCGAGCGGAGCTGTAGAAGAACGCCTGGTGGGGGCTACCTTCGCTGCGTCCAGTGGTGATGCACACGCTCGGCGAACCCTCACGGTCACCATTCCCTTCAGCATGGCACCGCAAACCGATGCCATCTGGGTACTGGCTTCTTCCATCATTGAGCCGCAACTGTTTCGGGTGGTGTCAGTGGCCGAGCGCGAGCCCGGTGTGCATGAAGTCACGGCCCTAGCCCACAACCCGGGCAAGTACGCGGCCATTGAAGAGGGCCTGGCGCTGCAGCCGCGCGCCATCACGGTGCTGTCGGACATGCCTGCCGCCCCCACAGCCCTCAGCATGCAAGAGAGCCTGTACCGGGTCAAAGACCGAGCGCAGGTGCTGGTGCAACTGTCCTGGGCTGAGGTGCCTGCGGCCATCGCCTACCGGCTTTCCTACAGGGTGGGCGGTGGCAATTTCGTGAGCCTGCCGCTGGTGAGCGCCAATTACGCAGAAATCCGCGATGCGCAGGAAGGTGAGTACGAGTTCAGCTTAAGGGCCATCGGCATCACCCGCAAAGAAAGTGTGCCCGCCGCACTCAGCGCCACGGTGCTGGGCAAGACACTGCCCCCGTCGGATGTGACCGGCTTTACCGTGCAGCGGCGCATGTCCGATCTGCTGCTGAGCTGGGACGAACTGCCTGATGCCGATCTGGCGGGCTATGAGGTGAGGGTCGGGTCCGGCTGGGACGACGCCCGATTGGTCGCCAAGACCTCGGGCACCCAGATGGTCCACGACCAGGATGCGGCAGGGCAGTACCCGTACCACATTCGCGCTTACGACACCTCGGGCCAATACAGCGCGCATATCACCACCTTTGTGCTGACCTTGCTGGCCCCGGCCACGGTGCGCCAGTTCGATGTCGTGCAGTCGGCCAACCGGCTGGAGTTTCGCTGGCAACCCAACCCAGAGCCCGAGGTGGTGGGCTACGAGCTGCGAGAAGGTGCGGCATGGGATGCATCGCTGTTTGTGGCCGAGGTCAAGTCCACCAGCTACACGCTGCCCTCGGGTTTTGATGGCGAGCGCAAGTTCTGGATCAAGGCGATCGCCTCGCCCGGCATCTACAGCGACACGCCCACCTTCGTCTCGACCGTGGTGGCCCAGCCGCAGAACGCCAACCTGATCCTCGAGCGTGACGAGCAAGCAGGGGGCTTTACTGGCACCAAGCACTTCGCCTCGGTGGTCACGGTCAATGGCAAAAACGTGCTGCGCATGAACACCGGCGCGCAAGTGGCCGAATACCTGTTTGAGCTGGATCTGGTCTCGCCCATCCGGGCACAGAACACCTTGCTCAGCAGCCTGGGCGCTTCGGTCGATGACCGCACCACCTGGCAGGAAGCCAACTTCGTCTGGAGCGGTGACGCCGCCCGGCGGCAGTGGACCTACGACGGCGCCATCGCCAACGTGGATGCGCGGTTTCAGATGGCGCGAGAGGATGTGCTGCACCCGGGCGAGCTCTACGGCTGGCGGCTCAGCGGTTCGGTAATGGGCATTGGCAACGCAGTAACGAGCGAGTCGGCGGGCGTGAGTTACGGCGATGGCCGCTACGGCATGGGGCTCATGGTCAAAGACACCACCCAGGTGGCCTGGACGGTGAACATGCCGCAGGTGTTCCACACCTCGTTTTGGTTCATTCCCCAAGAGGTCACGACTTGCGTGATCTGGAAAGCAACAGGGCCATTCGGCGCTTTGCTTCTGGGCTATGACGCCCAAACGAAAGGCTTCTTCTTGGAAGACCATTTGTCCAGACGCATCACGCTGGCGTTTGGACTGGAAGCATCCGATCGGATCTGCCTGGGGGTGTGCCAGACCAGCACAGAACGCCGCCTCTTTGCCGCCCGGATGGGCGGCGGTGTCCAGTCGGCCAGCGCACGGCTTGAGCCCGTGGGTGCGTTCAGCAGTTTGCGGCTGTATTGAGAAGGCGCTGATTTTTTAGCAATTCACTTTTAAGGCATCACATGATTGACGAAACCATGCAACTTCAGGGGGCGATGACCCTCATTGTTCGCCGCGCCAGTGGCGACATCGAAACCGTTCACAAAGACAACATCATCGTCAACGTTGGCTTTGATTTCATCGCCGACGCCATCGGCAAATCCGCCAGTCGTCCCTCGGTCATGGGCTTCATCGCCTTGGGCACGGGCACCACGGCGGCTGCAGCCAGCCAGTCGGCCCTGGTCTCCGAGCTCGACCGAAACGCCGCCACCTATGCCCACACCGTTGGCACCAAAGCCTTCAGCTTCACCGCCGACTTCCCTGCAGGCGACGGCACGGGGGCAATCACGGAAGCTGGGGTGTTCAATGCCGCATCGGGCGGCATCATGCTCGACAGGGTGGTGTTCCCGGTGGTGAACAAGGGGGCAGACGACAGCCTGACGGCAGTGTTCACCTTCACCATGAGCTGATCGCCATGGCTGAGACGGTCACCGTAGGCGAGTCCCAAGGGCCGCGCTACACCTGGGCCAATGCCGGTTTCACTTGGCATAGCGCCAGTGCAGGCAAGTCCTGGCTCACGGCTTACCCCGCTGTCTATGTGGTCGCAGTAGCTGCCACACTTGCTTGGGTTGAGGCTTCAGGCCGTCAACATGGCAAACGCCTGACTGAAACTTTTTCATTCGCAGAAACCCGTCGGCATCAAGCCGCGCTGCAAAAGGCAGAGGCACTCGGATTTGCCGACACCTACTACGACCTGATCGCTTATGTCCTGCGTTGGGTTGAGTCGTTTGGGGTAGGTGAGGGCCTTGCCAAATCGAGCCGCAAGTCCGTTCAAGAAAACCTCCAAACGTTGGATGGCTTGGCCTGCTCGGTTGCCAAAGCCCTGCAAGAAGGCCTGCCTGTGGGTGAACGCTTGTCTCGGCAGATGCACCAAAAGCAAGCCGAGAGCCTGCAGATGTCATCGGTATCCGCGCGTGTATCTACCAAAGCATTCACTGAAAGGGTGGCTTTGACCAATGACCTGGATCAACGCTTCAGCAAACGGGTCACCGAAGCGCTGAATTTTGCCGAAACCTATTACGACCTGATCGCCTTCATCCTGCGCATTGGCGAAGGTTTGGCTGTGAGCGATCAGACCGCCAGGCGGCTTCAAAAGCCAGTCGCTGAGTCATTCACCACGAGCGATCAGCTCAGTCGCCAATCCGTCAAGCAGGTGGCCGAGGCACTGGCGTTTGCCGAAACCTTGGGCCGCACAGTGGCGTACAGGCGGCTCTTGCAAGAAGGGCTGGGTGTCTCGGAAGCCTTGCGCCGGGCGATGCGCCTCAAGGCTCATGAAGCCTTGGCGCTGGCTGAGCAGTACCGCCGCCACGCCAACGGCGTGATCAGCGACATGATCGTGTCCAGCACCGAGATCACCGAGGCCGACTTTGCAAGCATCGTCGAAGCGGGTCATCCCCCGGGCTACACGGATTTCCGGGACTTTATTCAGGGTGACTACACCTACCAGCGCGCCTTGTTCCGCGCCATCTTGAAGTCCAGAAATTCCGACCGGGGCTTCATTGACGCGCTGCGCGTGACGGTGGATGTGCCCGATGTCTTTGACCGGGGCACTGTGCAGATCACCGATGCGCAGGCAGGTGCCGTCATCGGCTTTGCCCGAATTTTTAGGGTGCCGCCCGAGGTGACCATGACCCACAAGGGCGGCACGGTGGTCGCCATCCCGCGCCTATCCAGTGCAGTCACACGAACAGGCTTCACGGCAGTTTTAGAAAACACCTCTGGCACTCGCGTGACCGGCACCTTCACCTGGATCGCTCAGGGGTACTGACAGCTCCCATGTACCTCAGTCATTTGCCTACCCATTCACCATGCAAAACTTCACCGACATACCGTCGTCGCGCACGCTGTCTGACTCGCTCATCGAGATCCTGAACAACGACAAGACGGCGATCTCCTGCAACAGCGGCACCACATTCCCCACCACCAATCAGCAAGTGGGCATGCTGTGCTACCGCACGGACCAGCTCAAGCTTTACCAGCTGATCGGCACCAACCCGGACAACTGGCGCTTCATCATGGACCTGGCCAGTGGGATCGATGCCCAGTTTGCGGCCAAGCTCAATGCCGCCGCCTACACCGCTGCCGATGTGCTGGTCAAGCTGCTCACGGTGGATGGCGCGGGCTCCGGGCTGGATGCCGACTTGCTGGACGGCCAACACGCCAGCGCTTTTGCATCGGCTTTACACAACCACAACGCGGCCTATCTGGGCATCAGCGCCAAGGCGACGGACGCGGACCGCCTGGACGGCTACGACGCCTCGGCCTTTGTCCGCTCGGTCAACGGTGGTGGTCCGGACGCGAACGGCAACGCCACGGTCAACATCGATTTGTCGGGGCGGGTAGCACGCACGGGCGACAGCATGAGTGGGCGCCTGACCCTGCCCAGCCAGACCTTACAGAGCACTTCGCCCACGATTGATTTCTACGACACAGATCAGGGAAGTACCCGTTATCTGCACGTCAACAGCAACCTGATGGGGTTTTTGAAGACCGACGGCAACTGGGACATGTACATGAACAACGGCGGCTCCATGTGGACCGCCAACTATGGCTGGCTGCACGACTACTTCTTTAAGCAAGTGGCCAATTGCGCAGGCACTGGTTATGCCATCAATTGCTATGGCAGCGGCAACATCACAACCCGGCATGACTACGAACTGGTTGATGAAGGTGGACAGGTGCGGTTGCGCACGGTGAATGTGCTGACCAATTGCAACTGCAATTGCAACTGCTGTGGCTGCTGAAAGGGGATTTGCTCATGAAAACCATACGCATGTCTTATCCGATGCAAAGCCCTGCGAGCACAACAAACGCGCACCGAACCAACCTCATTCGCATTCAGAAGGTGGAGGGCGATTTCTTGATCGAACACCTCACGCCTGCTTTTGAGCAAGCCTTGGATGAAAGTGGTCGGGTCATTGATGAATCGTCTGCGCCGATGTTGGTCGGCC